AATCGCAGCACTAAATGGCGGGTTTCGTTTAATGCACGAAGAATTCTGCATAGTATGCGAATTCCCCGATATCTTATTAAAAGACGAGCAGAACAGGCCGCATTGTGAGACTGGACCATCACGTAGATGGTGTGACGGATGGGAGATATACCATTGGCATGGTGTTAGAGTCCCGCGCGAGTGGATCATAGGTCCAAAGCCGACAGCCAAAGAAGCTTTGAAACAGGATAATATGGAATTAAGGCGGGTCGCCTGTGAGATTGTTGGCTGGGCAAATATTCTGCAGGAACTGAACGCCGTCACGATCGACAAACACGCTAATAAAATGGCGGGCGAACTCGTAGAGGTCGATATACCGGATGTTGGTCGAGAGCGGTTCTTACGAGTGATGTGCGGGACTAATCGCTTGTTTGCTTTACCTGTCCCGCCTGATATGGACACAGTAGAAAACGCCCAGCGTTGGCTGAATTTCATACCAGAGGACGTACCTTTCATTCCTACGATTAGGTCATGAAACCGAATACACCACAGGATTTATGGCGCTATGTATCTGTGCGCGGAACAGATAAGTGTTGGCCCTATAAGGGATTGCTTTTTAGTAATGGATACGGTCGATTTAACATGAATCAAACGTCTTATGGGGCACATCGAATTGCGTATGAATTAGCTTTTGGTGCGCCACGGAAAGGCAATTTAATTATGCATAAGTGCAATAACAAGACATGCTGCAATCCATTGCATCTAACTTTAGGAACAAACTCTGAGAATATGCGCCATGCAATGATGTCTGGGGCATGGCCAGTTGGAAAGACAGGAATACGTGGTGTTGGTTTCGATAAAAAACGTCAATATTGGACTGCACAAGCTTATAGTGGCGGAAGACGCTTAAATCTGTATACAGGCCCCCACAAAGAAAAGGCTATATCAGCTCGTCATCAGTGGGAATGCGAGCATGGTGTTACTTTCAAGGAGTCAAAATGATCAGGCTTACCGGAAATTATGTAGCCCAAGGCGATTGCAACATTTTTGCTGTAAACGATATACCTGACGGTCTGCCGCTTGCCGAAAAAGACGAACAGGGCCGCTATATCCTAGCGCATAGCGAGTCAGGGCATTCACACGTGGTCGACGGTAACACCGTTCGGGTTTTCAATCAGGACGAATTTATCTCTTACCTAGACGTGAAGCACGAAACCAATATTGTACATTTACGTTCGTTCGACACACATGCGCCTATCGCTATCCCGCCTGGCAAGTATCGAATTGCACGACAACGGGAATATACGCCAGAAGGATTCCGACGCGCGGCGGACTGACATGACCACCGTTCTCGTTTTCATCGTCTTGTTTGTTGCGAATGCACTCAACATGGGACAGCATCTGCCGATAAACGAGGCATTCATTCTCGGATTCACGGTCCTATACGATCTTTTTCGGACGAGTAGATAAATGACAATAAAACAAACAGGAGGGAATTATGGGCGCAATACGCGGTATCGCGTTCGCAATAATAGCTGGCGCGATCTTTTGGGCTTTTATGTTCTGGGCGCTTTTTAGCGTGTGAAACACAATGAGTGAATTAAAAGACCTTTTAGACACACCAATGGATGAGATGTGCGATCACAAATGGTATGCGAAGGCACTAGGGGCCGAATGCCCGTTTTGTGAGAATGCAATCCTGCAGGGAACCCTTAAAGAATTGCTGCGAATCATCGAGCGATACAATTGCGCGGAGTTCGCCGCAGAAGGCGCTAAATGGGAATCTGAAGGTGGGAAATCAAAAGGCGTACCATACGAGGTAGATGTTCAAGTTATCCAGGTTGCTAAATTGTTAGTGTACGAAACATGTGGTGAGACACAATGAGTATATTCGACACATCCACAAGAGGCACAGTAGACATTCCTTTGCCTAAAAACTGGAAAGGGAAAAGTGATGCCAGGAAAGAAATGAGGCGTGTTTGGAGAGGTAGGGAAGATAGGGACCTAGCCACAATCCTTTATATATCTATTCAGGCATTCGGGGACCAGCACGGGCTCAATTTCTATCAGGTATTAGATATATTGAACGAATTACGGGCAGAGGAAAACTTAGAAGAAACGGACTCTAAGTGATTTGGAGGTTGTCTCATAGATTTGATAAAGAAGCGGTCAAAATCGCTGATAGGCACTACTCGAGACAGAAGGTAGGGACCCCGCAATTTGTTCCGCCTGGTAGATGCTTAGTTTTGTTAGCAGAAAGTGAATCTGGCAAGGCATTATGGGTAACTTCCTGGCCGTTTGCTGAATACGTCAAACATGCATGGGCAGGCGCATGGGTTTGTTCAATTTTTAGAAATGAAGGCGCCGCATTGTCATCTGATCTAATCAAGCAAGCAGTCTCAGCAACACGAGCATACTATATCGAAACTCCAAAATTAGGGATAATAACTTTTGTTCAGCCTCAGTCTATAAAATCTACAAACCCAGGATATTGTTATAAGCAAGCTGGTTGGAAGTTATGCGGTTCAGCAAAGGACGGTAAACCATGCTTACAATTATTGCCTGAGAATATGCCAGAGCCTGAGCAGGCTTTAATGAGCCAATACAAACTTCTAACAGACTAGGTGAAGTCAATCTCGTCCGGTACGGGCGTTGCTTCTATAACGGCTTGATGCTCGTTATTTCTGACAAGCTGTTTTAGGTCATTGATGATATACGCTTTAACATCAGCAACAGTTGCCACTCGTCCTAGTGCCCTGGTAAAAGCATCCTGCACACGCGGTACGGAAGCGTCAGGAATCGTAATCGTAATGTCTGCCATGATAGTTCTCTAAAAAGGTTTCTGATAACACCGACAAAACTTGTACCCGCCCCGCACATCGCAAATCATGACGTGCTCGCCACAATGCCAGGGGGAAGGATCTTCACGCGATCGGAGCTTGAGCTCGTCGCCGCCAAGGTAGTATCTGTAATCTCTTTGATTGCCAGTCTCGCAACTAGCGGCGATCAGAAATACTGCTAACAGCCCCAGTGTTACCCGCCGAGTATTCCTGTTCCAGCAAAAGCTCGAGATAATGAATAGCCTTCTCGATGTCCTGTTGTCCGCCTTTGACTCGATGGCGGGTAATGTACTTGATTGCATTCCCTTCGTACCAATTAAGCCCGTTTCGGTAGATGTACTCGGACGGCTGAATGGGCATGTCCTTATAGTGACAGCCGCCGATTTGCTTCTCGCTAGCGCTCACTTGCGCTTCCATTTCAAGTAATCAACTGCAGCGTCCATATCGGCAAAGGCTTGTATTAGCCCAGCCTCGGTGGACGAATCAGGGTCAATTACGCACGTAATGCTTGCCCCTTCCTGCTGGGGGAAATGACCTAGCATCTCGGCGTATGAATCAATGAACTTGTAACCGCGCGATCGGAGCAGCCAATAGGTGAAGTCTCGAGAGGCAGATTCTTCTTGATGAATCGCCCAGTTATGAGTATGACCGGCCGCGTAGATGTGCGCCTCGGCTTTGGTATGGGCTGCCCGCTGCTGTCCGTGCAATGAGTTCCAAATCGAGTTACCGCTGAAGTTGTGAGAAGCCCATATACGAACTTCCCGCCGATTGGGAAACTTGAGCGTGAACTGTGCCTGCCAGTCTTCCATCGGAACGACAGTCGCGTTATGGGCCCGGAGGTATTCTGGGAAATCAGTCCATAGGTCGTGATTGCCCATTAGCCAGGCTATCCAGGTGATGCCTGAATCCTTCAGAAACCATTGTGCGAAGTCTCGACCAGTTCTGGCGGATGTCTCCTGATTCGCATAAAGCCGTATAAGGCGCCCTGCCCAGCCATTGACTGTATCCCCTATATTGACCGCGAAAAGGCCCTCTGTGGCTCTGTGCAAGTCACAGTGATGATACAGAAGCGGCCAGTTGCAGCCATCGTCGTCTAGGTGTGGATCCCCGACAAATGAAACAGCGATAGGGCCGTCTATATTGACTTTGACCGGGAACCATTTTCTTGCTTTGCGGTGCTCGTATTTCTTGACGAACCGCTTGCACATGATGTCGATTTTTTCCGATACGGGTAAATCGTCATCTGGGAATGTCGGGAGAGATATTTCAGGTTCCGGGTGCTGGTCCTGTACTACCCGCTTAACGCCACCCTTTCCCTTTCCTTGGTATCCTAAATCCAGCAGGCGTCTACTAACGGCGGCTCTGCCAAGTCCCTTGAAGCGCTTTGCCACTTCGACATGGTTGCCGTTGCATTCTTTGTATAGCCTGATTAGTTCTGCGTTTACATCGTCCTCATGGCTTTCTGTCATTTTCTCGTCCGTGAAGCGGTGCCTACCCGCGCTGGGCTTTTATCACCTGGACGCTGCCACCAGTATATACGTCGTACTTCGACGCGATACGCACGGCTTGACGAGCGTCCGCCCCCATTTCCATTGCGCCATAGGCAAAACCTGCCCCCGAGCCTATGGCTGCGAATTCATCCTCTACCAAAATGCCGGCCCCCGGACTTTCCCATTGCCGGCAATCTCCTGTGCTGAGATTTAGAACCAAAGCCGTTGTTTGGTCATTGAGCGGACAATCCCCGCGCATTCCGCCGCTAAACCACTCAATAAACAACAAACCACATGCGAGCTCGCCGGCAACACCTATCGCATGGCCGTCAATCTTGAATAGCTTGGTACACCGGCTTTTGGTCGACCCCTGAACGCTCAGGCGATCGGCTGCGAGAATCCCTTCCCGATAGGCAATTGTGGTCATGCCTAGGGCACAGACAACACCATCGACAAGAGAACGCAACACACGATGGCGACCAGCCAGAAAAGCAACCCCGACCGCATCATCGTCTAAGACGCCCTAGAACATAGCCCACCAGGCCGAACACAAGGCCGAATAAGACGATTAAATGGAAAGCTAGGTCTAGCGGGATCATTCGTCTAACTGCGCCTCAATGCGCGCTATAGCCACCAGAATAGCCTGTAGGGCTTGGGTCGTGTCGGCGTTCGATTCTCGATTCTCTGCCGCAGCCGCTGCCAGATCAGCCCGTAATTGGGACTGCTGGTTCTGCAGTTGGGCGAGCCTTTCCTCGAGGCGGGTTATCCGATCGGGGACTCCCTGCAACTGTTTGGCGTTTTGCTCGATTTGGGCCATAGCTGTGTAATAGGCGCCGATACTGCCGAAGCCTAAGACAACAAGGGAGACAATGGTGCCAATCGAAAGCTCTTTTCTAAGGTGCCACGGTTCTGACATCTTAGGCTACTCTATTCTCTCGCCGGAACCTGCCATAAGCTGCAAGTACCAGTCCAACGAGAACACCCGCCACTGTTGCCGCATCGTATCCTTCCGGCACGATTTGCAACAGGTCTAGAACATACGAAACAGCCGTAACGGCCAAGGCCGAGTATGTCAGTCCGCCTTGTAATGTCTGCTTTGGCATCGGTTGATCCCTCAACGGTGAAATGGGTTCTTCTATCCACTCGCTAGTCAGTTGCTTGCGTCGTTTCTTGGCCCGACGCGCGGCCCGTATCCGCTTGATGGGTTTAACTACCAACCACAATCTAGCTAGGGTTATCGGGTCCATCGAGTTTCCCTGTAAACATGATGCGCACGAGCTTTCGAGCTCGGCGCTTGGTTTGGATATACCACTTGGAATCTATCATCTGTCGGGCCGCTTCTCGGTAGTCGCCCCGCTCGAGCGCTTGATTCGTGAGAACAAATTTTTTGAAACGCGGCAGGCCGAGGTTATAGACCAAATCAGCCACCACAAGCTGCCTAGCAGGATCAAGACGATCCCAATAAGGCAGAGTGCGAGCGCCCCTAAGAGCAACGTCCATGTCGTTTCTAAGAAGGTAGTCGACCTCGTCGTCAGTCAATCCTCTGTCCGTGAGATTGCGCCCGACACCTATAGTCCATTTGCCGACGCTATCTTGATATATTTTGTTCTCTCGCCCCTCGGCCCATTCTAGATGGGCTTTGAACGCTTCTAGGTCTACCATGCAGAACCGTAAACCGGAATGTACCCTAACAAGGTTCCAGATTCGTTATATATCGGCAGTTGATGTGCGGTTGCGCCAGAAGGTGTATTGGTATTCGCCGCGTCCTGGTTCGTTTGAATTTTCCCATCGCCACGAATACTGAATAATTCGCTAGATGCGTCACCATTCATTACACGGATACCAAACCCAGCGGACCTGCCAACT